GAATGACATGGGCAATGTGATCAAAGTGCAGGCTGGCTACAAGGTGCAGCCGCTTTCTAAATATCTCAATCACGCGCCACCACCGCCTGCGCCGGCAGTCAAATTTCCAAAGGTCAATAAGGAACTGGTCAAAAAGAATTTCTTCGAATATCTCGATTTCATGCTGCAATTTGCACCAACTCAACCGGTTGAAAAAGCCATCCGCACAAAACTTGCCAAAATTGGCGTCGGGGCCGGCAAGACGTTTAGCTTCAAGGAACTCTCGTTAAAGCAAAAGGCGGAAATTGCTTTGGGCATGAAACAAGGCGACCGCAAGGTTGAGGAGGCTATCGCTCACGCCGGGGTGCAAATGAATGGCTGGCGGCTTGCTAAATATTTTGGCGACAGCGGCTTTTACAATGGAAATTGGTTGCTCCGTGCGGCGGGAGCCAAGGCTGGCATTTACGGCAACGACGCAGCAGAGGCGGTCTATCCTATGACCCGAGAAAGCGCCGATGGTGAAGCGCTGGACGGCAGCAAGCACAATTACACGATAACATTCCCTGTTGGTCAGTTGCCGCCGGTGAATGCGTTTTGGTCGATCACCATGTATGATGGCAAGACACAGTTATTGATCAAAAATCCGATCGACCGCTATCTGATTAACTCACCAATGCTTCCCACCATCAAAACCAACGCGGATGGGTCGCTGACGATTTACATCCAACACAAATCGCCGGGGCCGGACAAGGAGGCGAACTGGCTACCCGCTCCAAATGGTCCGATCTACTTAACGATGCGGCTTTACTGGCCGAAGACCGAACCACCGTCGATATTGCCCGTGGGCAAAGGAACGTGGAAGCCACCGGGGATAAAACGCGCTTCCTAGCATATCTGCTGTGGGTCAATCGCTCCCGAGCTCGCCCGCGCCATGTTGCAGCGCAATGCTGCTGTACCCCAAAAACCGGACATGAATAGCTTTGGTCCGGGCCCAAAGCCCTCGGAATCTGAACGACCGCTAAACACATGACCCACGAAGAACTGACCACGCAACGTGATGCGTTGCTGGCCGCCCGCTATCGCGGCGTGCGCACGGTCGAGATCGATGGCCGGCGCGTGACCTACGCCACCGACGCCGAAATGGCCGCCGCCATCACGGACCTGGAGCGTCGCCTCGCCGCTGCCCAGGAGGGCGGCTGTAAGCGCCGAATCCTGACGTCCGCTTCGAAGGGATTGTGAGTGCTCGCTTCGCTGCGGTCCTTCCGACGGCGGGTCGGGGCGTTCATCGGCGGCTTCGAGGCCGGGCTGGCGAGCCGCAGGCTGAAAGGCTTCCAGCCGAGCCGGGCGCACCTCAACACGCTGATCGCCGCGGCCGGCCCCGACATTACGGCGCGCGCCCGCTGGCTGGTACGCAACAATGGCTATGCAGCCAACGCGATCGAAAGCTGGGCCGGCAACGTGGTCGGCGCCGGCATCAAGCCGTCGTCGCTGATCAAGGACGCTGGCTTGAAAGCAAAGGTCCAGGAGCGGTGGCTCGACTGGACGGACGAAGCGGACGCCGAAGGGTTCACCGACTTTTATGGTCTGCAGCGCCGCGCCGCGCGCGAGGTGTTCATCGCGGGCGAAGTGTTCTTCCGCTTCAGGCCGCGTCGACCGCAGGATGGGCTGACCGTTCCGCTCCAGTTGCAAATGTTGCCGTCAGAAATGCTACCGCTCAATCGCAACGAGGTGGCGCCCGGAGGTAATGTTATCCGGCAAGGAATCGAGTTCGACGCGATCGGTCGTCGCATTGCCTACCATTTCCTGCGCCGGCATCCGGGTGACATCACGGATCCAGGCCTTGCCGGCGACATTGTGCGGGTGCCGGCCTCCGAGATCGTGCATGTAATCGATCCGGTCGATGCCGGACAACTACGCGGCATCTCGCGGTTCGCCGCCGGCATCGTGAAATTGTTTCTGCTCGACCAGTACGACGACGCCGAGCTCGACCGGAAGAAGGTCGCGGCGATGCACGCGCTGTTCATCACGACGCCAGCGCCGACCGAGCCGCTCGATGCCGCCGAAGGCCGCGATGAGAACGACGAGCGTACGATCGATTTACAGCCCGGCCAGATCACCATGCTGGAGCCGGGCGAGGAGGTGCAGACCTCGGCACCGGCGGAATCGGGCCAGACCTACGAACCGTTCCAGTACCGGACGCTTTTGCAGGTCTCGGCAGCGCTTGGTGTGCCATACGCATATCTGTCGAACGACATGCTCAAGGCGAACTATTCGAACTCGCGCCTGGCGCTGCTCGAATTCCGCCGTCGCATCGAAGCCTACCAGCACGCCGTGATCGTCTGGCAGCTCTGCCGTCGGGTTTGGGCGCGCTGGATCGATACCGCGGTGCTTGCGGGTGCGCTCGACCTGCCAGGCTACGACCAGCGGCGGCGCGAATATCTCGCCTGCGGTTGGCTGCCACCGAAGTGGGATTGGACTGATCCGCTCAAAGACGCGCGTGCCGAGATCGAGCAGATCGATGCGGGCTTGAAGAGCCGCACGCAAGCGCTCGCCGAGCGCGGCTATGACGCCGAGCAGGTCGATGCCGAGATCGCGGCCGACAAGTTGCGCGAGAAGTCGCTCGGTCTAACCTTCGGATCGACAATGCCAGGGACGCCGCTGCCGAGCGACCAAGCCGAAACGTCCAACGCCAACTGAAGGCCCCAAGATGGTCAATCTGCCACATGTGGCCTCCCGCGTGTTCGGGACGCCGCTGATGATCGCGCGCGCCAAGCTTGAGGTCATTCTTGGTGTCCTAGGACCGCGCCTTGCCGGTGGCGCCCTGGAGGTGGTCGATCCCGTCGCCGATCCAGCGCCCCTCACCTCGATCACCACAGAGAAGATTGCAGTGGTCTCCGTGATCGGGACGCTGGTGAGCCGTTCGGGCTATCTCGATGCGACCAGCGGCCTTCAGGCCTATGGCGACATCGCGGGTGCCATTGCCGCGGCCATGGATGATGCCAGCGTGCGCGGCGTCATCCTTGATGTGGACTCTTCTGGCGGCGAGGTCGGCGGCCTGTTCGATCTGGTCGAGCAGATCCAAGCCACCAGGAGCTCGGGCGCCAAGCCACTTTGGGCTGTGGCCAACGAGAGCGCCTTGTCGGCGGCCTATGCCATCGCCAGCGCCGCCGATCGACTCTACGTCACGCGCACTGGTGAGGTCGGCTCGATCGGCGTGGTCGCCGTCCATGTTGACGAAAGCGGCGCCGACGCGAAGGCCGGCCTCGCCTGGAACTTTGTTTTTGCCGGCGAGCAAAAGGTCGACGGCAATGCGCACGAACCGCTCTCGGAACGTGCCCGGGCAACGATCCAGACCGATGTTGACCGTCTTTATTCCGAGTTCTGCGGCCTAATTGCCGCTAACCGCGGCCTAACTGCCGAAACCATGCGAGGCACGAACGCGGCCATCTTTCGCGGCGAGATGGCCATCCGCGCCGGCCTCGCCGACCGGCTCGGCACGCTCGACCTCGCCGTTGCCGAGATGGCGGCCGAGCTCGATCGCAGCCCACCGGCTCGCCTGCCCATCAACCTGACATCCAAGAGGAGCCGTTCCATGGCAACCGACGATACCGAACTGATTGACGACCAGCCGAGCGAGCCGCAAGAGCCGGTCGTCTCTGCACCAGTGCCGGCAGATGCAACGCCAGAATCTGCTCCGGCGCCGACCGCGGCTGAACCGGCCACTGCGGAACCGGCGCCCGAGGCGGCAACGGCCGAGCGGTTGCGTGCCGAGTTTGCCGAAGTGGCGGCCATTACAGCGCAAGCGGCGCGCCTTGGGGTCACGATCGATGCCGCCGAAGCACTGAAGAAAGGCGTCGCGCCGGATGCGCTGCGGCGTTCGGTACTCGACACGCTCGCCGCGCGCGCCGAGGCGACGAGCGTGATCGCCGCGGCACCATCCACACCCGCCGGCGACAGCCCAATCGTACGGCGCGCACGTGAGCGCGCTGCAGCGGCTCGCGCCTAATCAACATAAGGAGCATCCGACATGCCCACGCTGACCATGGCGCCGACCCTCGGCGACCTGCTCAAATACGAGCTCAACGGCAGCTACAGCCGCGAGACCGCCACACTCAAAGCCGGCACGAGCTACGCGCTCGGCTCCGTGCTCGGCAAGATCACCGCGACGGAGAAGTACCGGCTCTCGCCGGCCGCTCAGGTGGCCGGCGACGAGGGCGCGGAAACCGCCGTGGCCGTGCTGCTGGAAGCGGTCGATGCCACGGCGGCTGATAAGACCGGCCTCGTGGTCGCCCGCGGCCCTGCCATCGTGTCCAAGGCGGCGCTCGCCTACGACGCCTCGGTCGACGACGACACCAAGAAAAGTGCCAAGCAGGCCGGGCTCGCGGCCGCGGGAATCGTCCCGCGCGACACCGCCTGATCTGACGACGCCCTAACCCAAACCCCGCCAACACAACGGGCCTCGACGGGAATCCCCGTCGGGGCCCGAACCTTTTTCAAGGAGACCCCCAGTGGCCCCGATGATCAATCCCTTCGACGCGGGCGGCTATACGCTCGCTGAGATGACCCAAGCCATCAACATCCTGCCCAATATCTACACGCGGCTCGGCGAGTTCGGCCTGTTCCGCTTCGAGGGCATCACCCAGCGCAGCGTCATAATCGAGCAGGCGGAAGGCGTGCTGAACCTGCTGCCGACCGTGCCGCTCGGTGGGCCGGCGACCGTTGCCAACCGCGATGCGCGGTCGATGCGCTCGTTCACCGTGCCGTGGATTCCGCACGACGACGTGATCACGCCGCAGGACATTCAGGGCGTGCGCGGCTTCGGGGTCGCCGATGCCGCCGACCCGCTCGCGACCGTCATGGAGCGCAAGCTCACCCGCATGCGCGCCAAGCACGCCCAGACGCGCGAATATATGGAGATCAATGCGCTGCGCGGCGTGGTCAAGGACGGCGCCGGCACCGAGCTCTATGATTATTTCGACGAGTTCGGTCTTGCCCAGCAGTCGGTCGACTTGGTGCTCGGGACGGCCGGCACCAACGTGCAGGCAAAATGCCGCGAGGTTCTGCGCGACATCGAGACCGAGCTCAAGGGCGAGACCATGAACGGTGTGCTGGCGCTGGTTAGTCCCGGTTTCTTCGACAAGC